TAATATATCGGAATGAAGCACCTTAACGGGTGCTTTTTTTATATTCAAAATCAGAAAGGAGGACACCGATATGAACAATATCGAAAAGGCAATCGAGATAAGAAACGCAAGAATACGTTTTGTGTCACTTGTCGATAAGGCGGCAAATCTTCAGAGCTTCCTTGTTACCAAAAACAAGGACGGCGAAGCAAGCTTCACGACCTGCGGACAGATAGTAAAGGCGGACGCAGATAATCACTATGTCACAGGTATTGTCTATGAGCCTATGGTAAAAGACTCACAGGGCAACTTCATGACAGAAGACGAGATAGTCAAGGCGGCAAGGTGGTATGCAAAGAACGGCAATATGGTTGATGTTCAGCATAGCTTCTCGCCGCTTTCTTCGGCTTCGGTCGTAGAGAGCTGGGTCGCAAAAGCGGATTTTTCGCTCGGCGACAAAGCGGTCAAAAAAGGCACTTGGCTGATGACGGTAGAAATTTCAGACGATAAAATCTGGAACCGCATTGAAAAAGGCGAGATTACCGGCTTTTCAATGGGCGGTGTCGGTGAGTATGCTACCGAAGACGTTGACATTGACAATCTCGAAAAATCATTTAATGATGCCACTCCGAAGAAGCGCAGAGGTATCATAAAAACACTGCTGTCATTACTTGACGGCGAAAAACAGGAGGAAACAGAAGTGACAAAGGACGAAATGAAGGCTATCGTTTCTGAAACGATAGAAAAGTCTGCCGGCTCTATTGCGGCGGAAGTTGCTAAGATCATCAAGGAAGAAGCTCAGGCGGCAGATAGCGGCACATCGCAGGCAAGCTCCGAGGAAAAGAGTGCAGAGGCCGACAACACAAAGGATGCCGAGAAAAAAGAAGAACCTCTCACAAAAGAAGAAATCGGCGCAATGATTACTCAGGCAGTCAAGGAGGCAGTTCCTGCAATGCTCAAGGAAGCTCTTGCCGCACAGAGAGGCACAACACAGCAGAGCGATGAGGCTGACGTAAACAAGTCTAAGGACGGTGCTCAGAAGAAGCACTATCTTGCAGGTATCATCTAAGGAGGAAAAAGAACCATGTTCCAGAACGAAGAGATCATCAAAGGTACAATTACCACCAACTCCATTTCAAGCGGTCTGCTTAACCCCGAACAGGCGAAGCAGTTTATTAAGCAGACATTTGACGCTACACCGCTTGCAAATGCAGTACGTCACGAAATGCGCAGAGCAAGAACGGGCTACATTGACAAGATCGGCATTGCAAAGCGTATCGTAAGGAAGAAAGTCGAAAACACCGATGACGGCTACAGAGCAACTGTAACACCGTCGCAGGTCGAGTACAAGACAACAGCCATAAGATTACCCTGGGAGATCACAGGCGAAACGCTCAGAGAGAATATTGAGGGACAGAGCTTTGAAGCAACGGTTACAAATCTGATGACTACACAGCTCGGTGTAGACCTCGAGGACCTCTATCTCAACGGCGACGAGGCAACACCTGCACAGTACGACACAGGTAAGAAGGACGGAGAAACAAATCCGATTATGGCAGCTACTCCCGATTACGACTTCTTATCTATCAATGACGGCTGGATCAAGCAGATTAAGGCTAACGGACACATCGTTGACGTTTCAAGCAAAAACAGCGGTGCAATGTCACTTGATATGTTCTATGATGCGCTGAAGTCCATGCCGAACAAGTACAATAACGGCAAGCTCCGTTGGGTTATGTCACCCCACAGAGCGCAGGAGTGGGAACTTTACCTGCTCAACAAGGCTATTACAGCCGGTGGCATGATACCTCAGTCAATGTACAACGAGCCTGCAAAAATCCCTGTAATTTCTTGTCCGTCAATTGCTGATGACTGCATTCTGCTTACTGACCCCAACAACCTTATCGTTGTTAATACATACGGTGTTCAGATTCGCAAGACAGATACCGACAAGGAGTCTATCATGCAGGATAAGATTTTCTATGCAGTACACCTTGACTTTGACGCAATCATCGAGGAAGCTGACGCAACAGCTATCATCACAGGTATTGTATAATACAGGAGGGCGTTATGTATAAATTAAGACTTATCAAGGGGCTTTCATACAGTGGGGCTGTTTCTGCGACAAGGAACAGCCCTTTTGTATCGGTTGAAAACAAGGAAATGGCTGACAAGCTTATCGCAGACGGCTATTTTGAACTTGTCGAAGCCGCAGAAAAGCCTATCGAATATAAGGACCTGCCGCTTGACGAGTTAAAGTCTATTGCCGCCGAGCGTGGCATTGATATAACATCGTTAAAGAAAAAAGCGGATATTGTAAAAGCAATAACCGACCTTGAAGCTGACAACGCAGAATGCGAGGCTGATTACGGTGAGTGTGACGTGGATAACAGCTGATGAGCTGAGGAGCTACACGAACTATCCGTCAGTAAAAAACAGAAGCGATAATCAGCTTGCCATAGATATAAAACGAGCTATGGCGGCGATCACCAACTACACGCATAACAATTTTACTGACGGTGAGATACCCGAAAATGTCAAAACGGCTTGCTTATTGCTTGCGGAAGCTTACGCTTATAACGCAATGGCAACGAGCAAGGAAATGAAGTCGGAAACATTTGACGATTATTCGTACACGGCCAATGACACGCTTGTAAGCATATCTGACTTAAATCTGGCTCCTTTGCTTGATGAGTATGTGATATCAACACAGAGCGGAAAGGTCGTTATGAATTTAAGAAAGCTGTAAAAGGAGGCGGTACAATGAGTTTAGACGCTTTGCTAAATCACAAATGCAACATCTATCACTTGCAGGCTGTTGAAAAACAGGTTGGCTATGGCTTGCCTGTTACAAAAGAGTTTAAATACTCCGATGAGCCTGATTGCACAGATGTTAAATGCCATTTTTGTACCGCCGATACAGGCTTGAGCCTTCAAACTGCCCCTGCGTATAACGCCGTATCCGCATCTATAAAGCTGGTGCTTCCTGTATCTACAGATGTCCGTATCAATGACAAAATTGTTGATACGGAAACCGGATACGAATACACCGCCGAAGTGCCGAGAAATATCCGTAATCATCATATTTTTGTTATGTTGACTCGCAGAGAGGAACAGAAAAAGATATGAACAAGAAGTATGTAAGCTTTGATTACTCGCAGATAGAAGCTTATCTGCATAAATTTGAAGAACTGCGTCCCCGTGTCGAGCAGGTTATAAACAATGTGCTGAATGAATGGGGAATAATCTTTTTGAACAAAGTTACAGATAACATCATAGAGTGCAAGTCTGTAGTAACATCAAACATGATTGCAAGCTTTACGTTTGGTGACACCAACAGTATATGGGAAGTCGATAAGAACTCGATTACTGTAGGTAGCAAGGTCAGGTACGCTTACCTTGTCGAAAACGGACATTGGAACATGGGGGAAAATGTTACGCACAGGTTTGTTCCTGGCTACTGGAAAAGCGGCGATACGGGAGATAAGTTTGTTTATGACCCCACCGCCAAAGGCGGAATGATGTTAAAGCGGCAGTATATTGAAGGCAAAAAATTTTTTGCTAAAGCTCTTCTGGAAATGGAAGGGCAGATAGGCGAGATATTTGACAGCTACATGGCGGAGCTGTTGGATATATTTTGACAATGTGTGTGAGGTGGGAGAATGATTATTACAAGCGAAACGGCAAGTATTGCAAAATTCATCATCGAGAACGCCGTGGAGGGTACAGTGCCGTATTATGAAGAAATGCGAGAGAATTTTGCTGTTCCGTCTGTTTTCTTCCCCTCGCCCGTTGTTTCTTCAAGCGAACACACCGTTTCCTCGTATTCGTTTATATACAGCTGGAGCGTGGTTGTGTTTGCGACTAATGATGATTTAGCGTATGAAAACGCTATAAGGATTGCAAAAGCAATTCGTGACAATGCTATGCTGATCCCTGTAGTTGACCCTGACGGTCAGCCGACAGATGATTATATACGCATAACAAAATGCGAAATAAACGCAAATGATAGTTGTGCCAAAAGCATAGACATCGGCTGGCGAAGCACTGAATTTTACAGAGATGTAAGAGAGGTTAAGCCTACAGCTGATGATGTGATGTGCTCTATCTCAAGAAAGGAGAATACATGAGCAAAAACACTAATGCAACAACAGCAAAGAGCGAAAAAACGGAGCTTGTTTTTACTGTAAAACAGCTTCGTCAGCACGCTTTAAAGCTGTTCGGAGTAACTGTCAGCACATTTGACGGTGCTGCTTACGGGCTTGCAGAAGACGCAAAGTTTACCGTAAACGAAATGGCAGAAAAAATAAGACAGTGGCAGTCAAAGGAGGTAAAGTAACAAATGGCAGGTGGAAGATTTGACAAGCGTACCGGTAAGACACGCCCCGGCACCTATATCAACTTTGAGAGCTCGGTAACAGAACTGATACAGTCGTCTGACAGAGGTGTTGTGGTACTGCCTCTTATTGGTCATGATTACGGACCTGAAGGCGAGTTTATCAACATTGACAACGGCTCTCCCGATGAGCATTACAACAAACTCGGTTACAGCGTTTATGACGCAGGCAATCAGTTTATGCTTATGATAAGAGAGGCGTTAAAGCTCGCAAAAAGCGTAATCGTATATATGCCCAAAACGGGTACTAAGGCAACAGGTACAGGCGGTGGCCTGACCGGTACAGCTAGGTACGGCGGTACACGAGGCAATCAGTTTTCTTTCTCTGTTGCTTCAAACGCCGCAAGCGGCTGGGACGTAAATGTTTATATCGCAGGAACGGTTGTTGAGGAGTTTGTCGGCATCACAAACGCCGCACAGCTGACAAGCGAATACATTGATTTCGTTGCTTCGTCCGACATAGAAGCTGTGGCAGGCGTTGCTCTTGAAGATGCAACAGCTTCAGAAGCATCAAACAGCGATATAACAGCTTTCCTCGATAAGCTCGAAAGCATAACGTTTAATACACTTGCGTTTCCTTCGACGGAACAGTCATTACAGACGGCTTGTAAGTCAAAAATCGTTTATATGCGTGAGAATATGGGACGTTGTGTAAACGCCGTTCTGCCTAATTTTGCGGGCAACTACGAGGGCATTATCAACGTTACAAACTCCGTAATACTGAGCGATGCAACGCTTACAGTTTCACAGGTAACAGCATGGGTAGCGGCGGCCTATGCTTCGGCGACAGAAACGCAGTCAAACACCTATCTGAAATACGAAGGCGCAGTTGACGTAAATGGCTTAAAGACACACGAAGAAAGCATTACCGCTATCAATAGCGGCGAATTTTTCTTTACGAACCTTGAAGACGGCTCGGTTGCGGTTGAGTACGACATCAACAGCCTTATTTCGTTCGGCGACGGTAAAGACTCAAGCTACAGAAAAAACCGTGTAATCCGTGTCCTTGACGCAATCGCAAAGTCTATTCAGGATAATTTCCCGCCTAACAAGTTTGACAACGACGAGGACGGCTGGAACATCATGGAGGGCATAGGCGTTTCGCTGCTCAAGGAATACGAGGAAGAAGGGGCTATAAAGAATGTCGACACCGAAGCGGACTTTCTTGTTGATAAGGTGCGTTCTTCCGGTGATTCAACGTATTTCGATGTAGCAATCACTCCCGTAGATAGCGCAGAAAAACTGTATTTCTCGGTAACCACAAGATAAGGAGGCAACAGAAATGCGTAACGATATATCAATCAGAAACGGCAAGATAATGCTTGACGGTTACACAGTCTATGACGGTGTAAACTGCACTATCACGGCTACTCCCGAAGTGCAGACAAGCAAGTGTATTGGCGATAAGGGAGAAAGCTCTCGCTGGATGGATGTAAAGTATACCGGCACTATCACACGTCGCAGAGCTACAACATGGTTAAGAGATAAGCTTAACGCTTATCTTAAAACAGGCAAAACGCCTGTGTTTACCATTCAGGGCACGATGAATGATAAGGCTTCGGACTACTACAAGAAGAACAAATCAATAACTACAACAGCTACAGGCTGTGTAATAACAAGCGACATTAAGCTTCTGGAGCTTGATGTTACAGGTAACTTCCTTGAGGATCAGATCAACTTTAACGCATACAGCATTGTAACGAAGTAAATAAAAACAACTCGGAGCGAGCTATAAAAA